AAGTTATTGATTCCAGCATAAACTTGTTGACCTTTTGTAGTATCTGCTTGGTCATAAACATAATCTTCAACAGAACAAGGTAATGATTTAACAGTACCATCAAACATAAAGAAACCATTATTAGACATCCAAAATGCTGTACCATCTATTTCAACAGCTGCATTCTTACCAATCAATCCGCAGTTTGTACCTACTTGTTCAAATCCAAATGTAAAAGGTGCACCGATAAATTTCATTGTGTATAGTGCATTATCAGTCCAAACTAGAATTGTTTCTTTTGCTTTTAAAGCACCAATAATTTTAGTACCGTCTTGTAATCTTTGCGTACCTGCAGAATTAATTGCGGTAGGTGTGTAGTCATTAATATCTTCTTGATCTGAAAATCTTATAAACATGTCATCTTGAGTTGATGTATCTCCAATAGTTGTTTCTGTTCCTAAATGAATTAAGTGTCTAGTTGTAGGAGATACTAACGTGACTCTTGTTGCAGTTGGGTTATTTGTTGTCTCGAACCCTGATGTAGTTGTTGATGCTCTTGTTGTTAATCTTGATGCATCTCCAGAATTCCATGTAAATGTTTTTCCATTTGCAATCGTTGCAACTAATACTTCTCCAAAATTACTTAATGACCATAAACCTGGTTCAAGTGATACATCGGTTGCAGATGAAGCATCTCCCCAACCACCATTACCCCAAGTATCTGTACCCCAACCATAACCATATGATTGAGCTGCAGGACCAACTTGCTCATAAGGTTTAACATCTATACTTCCACCTGTAGATACCGTTCCTGTTGCAGCTGTGCTTTGTGTAATGGTAAATACTGTTGCTGATGTAATACTAGTTACTTGAAATAGTTTATCTTCAAAATCAGAATCTGCATAACCTGTTCCTCCCGGTAAAGTTACATTATCAAGTAATACAATATCTCCTGCAGTTAAATTATGACTACCGCTTGTTGTAATATCACAAACTGGAGATCCATTTGTCGTTGCAATAGTGGCAGAAGATAAAGTTGATTTTAAAGGTGTGATGTCATAGAGTTGGCCTTCAAAATAAATAAGTAAAAATTTATCTGTACCAATTGCAACATAACGGTTACCTGTTAAATCAACAAAAGCAAATTGACGTCTTGCAACACCAACAATAGTGTCAGTAACTAGAGAAGCCCAACCACCAACTTTTTCTGGTAGATTATATCTAAAACGAACATTATCACAATCTACCCAACGGTTTTCTGCACCTGCTGTGGTATCTTGTTTATCTATTCCAGGGAAAACTTTAAAATCAATTAGAGCCATGGTCCGTGCTCCTATATGTTATCTTTATAAGCCCAGCCTCTTGTTGCATTGACATATACTAATGTAAATGCTGCGCCATTGGTTGATACTGTTAAATTAGATGCTGCACCTAATAGGTTAGATCCATTTCTATCCACTGTTAAATTGTTAGATGCAAATGCATTACCACTATCAATCATGGTCACTTCATCACCGATTGATGGAGAGGATGGTAAAGTTACGGTTACTGGAACTCCTAAACCTCCTCCAGAAGTATTAATTAATAATTGATCTCCACTGACTGCAGTATAAGCACCTGGAATAGTGTAATACCCTTTAGTTAAAGATCCTGAATTAATGTTTGTGCCATCAGAATATAAAATCATTTTAGAAGCAACTGGCATTGTAACACCTGTACCTGATGCTGTTTTAACAGTTAAAGTATAATTAGAAGAAGATCTAGAAGTTGCATCTTCTACAATAAAAACTCTTTCAGCAGAGTCTGGCATAGTTACAATTCTGTTTCCAGTTAAAGTACCTGTTAATTTATAATATAAATTTTTACCATTGGATGTAGCGTAGTTTGCAAGTGATAATGCTACATCTGCTGCACCAACGCTTAACGATAAATAACCTGAAGCAGCTTGTTCTAAAATTTGTAAATTGGTATTGGTAATCGTTCCCCACGTACCTGATTTTTCACCGGTAGTAATGAGTTCTAGTTTTAAATCATTTGATGTACTTGATGCCATAATTCTCCTATGCGTCTGGATCTATTGGGACCCAAACTTGCGATACTCCTGGAAGTATTCCGTTCCATGATATCACAGAAGGGGTGCTTGTTGCAACATTTAATTGCACTCCTGTTGGTACAATTAATACATCAGGAATAGGACCTATATTACCTATAGACACATTAACTTGACTTCCTACAGGTATAACAATAGGACTAACAACGTTAGTTCCAACATCTGCAAAAGCTGATTGTGAAAATGCTGTAGATCCAAAAAACATATTTTATCCTTACGGTGTTGGTATTCTAACCCAAACTTGTCCTGCGTTTGGATCAATTGGATTCCATACTCTAATGTTTGGTTGATTTGTCCCTACATTTAGTTGAGATCCGGTTGGTATTATATTCGCTTTTGCAACAATTGTCACGGTTCCAGAAGTTAAATTAGCCTGATTACCAGTTACAATTGCTGTAGCATTTGCTTTAGTAGTTACATCTCCGATGGTTAAATTAACTCTATTGCCTGTAACAGAGAAGTTTGCATCAGCTGAAATTGTTACAGTGCCTGTTCCAAAGTTTAATTGATTACCGTTTGGTAAAATAACGGCATTACCAATTGTGGTTACATTACCAATTGAAGTATTAAATCTATTTCCGGTTACCGATACATTAGCACCTGCAATTGTGGTTACCGTACCCGTTGCAAGATTCAATGCACTACCGGTTGCAGCAACCAATGCATTTGCAACAATCGTTGGATTACCGGTGCTGAGTACAACTTCATTACCGGTTACCGATACATTAGCATCTGCTAAAACAGTGACGTTGCCAATGGTTGTATTAAGTTGTGAACCTGTTAATGGAACTACTCCACTAATAGAGAATGTAACTGTACCGGTTGCAAAGTTTAATTGATTACCGGTGACTGGAACACCAACACCTTCTTTAATAGTGACAGTGCCTGTAGATAAATTATATCGATTACCGTTTGTAAGAACTAACGCGTCACCAACAATAGTGACATTACCAATAGTGGTATTAACCTGTGAACCTGTTACATCGACAAGAGCATTTGCAATTCCGATATCTGAGAAGGGAGCTGATGCAAATGTAGTAGTGCCGAAGAACATGGTAGGTTACCTACCATTCTTTAGTTTTAGAAATCGTTTCTGGATTTTTCTGTTTGTCAATTTGTGAAGATAGGTTTGCTTGCATATCAGCTTCTGATTGGTCATTCGCTGTTACACAACTAATACAATGCTCTTTAGTCATAGCATCAAAATCCATACCTTCTGAACCTGCACAAGAGCCATACATAGATGCAGAATGTTCTCCATCTACTGCTGTATATCTCCAATGTATTGTCTTAACTACATTCTCTGAGTTTGTCTCAAAGTTTGGGAAAGACCATTCGTATGTTATTGCCATAGTTGTTCTCCTTATTAACACATTAACGAACATGGAACTAAATAAGAACCATCTTCATACGTTTCTATTATCGTTGTCGATAATACTTTTGCAAAACTGCTAGACCTTACAGCATCATCTGTTTGTACTTTTGCAGTTCCATCTCCATTTGATTGAAGTAAATCTCCTTTAGCGATTGTTTCATTCGCTTTTATTCTAACGACAAATGAACCAACTGATGCTACATAAAAATCATTATAACCTTCGCCATCATTGTCATAGGCTACAAACACACCATAAACATTTTTAGCATCTACTGTGTCAGATACTTTTGATTTCATGTGTTTGATGTCGCCTTCTTTAACTATCGTTGCCTGATAATCTGTTCCTTCATGGTTGTAAGTAATTACATCTCCATTAGATTGTGTATCTAATAATACATGAGGTATTTTTTTTGTAATAGTTACATCATTACCATCATCATCTTGAGTTACTACATCAAACTCTAAATTATACCAATCACACATTTCATCTAAAGTTTCTAAAACTGTTCCTTTTAAAATTGTAGGTGTAGAATTATCTGTAAATCTTGACCAGTGAGTTCCTGTAAATCCATTGTAGGATACTGTTGCACCTGATACTGTTATAGTTCCTTCTTGAGTGCCACCTTGTCTAAAAGAAACTAATCCACCATCAGTATTTCTTCTATTTACACAAAGAACAAGGCCATTATCTTCATCAAATGTTCCTAAACCATTTACAGTTAGTCTTTCATTAGCTTCTTGTAAAGCAGCAGTTGTGTTAATACGAACATTACCAGAACTGTCGATACTCATACGAGTATTTGCATTAGTTCCAAAATTTAATGTATCTGAACTATGAACATATTGCACATAACCTACATATTTTTCAGCACCAGTTGTTCCATCTGCAAAATAAATATTTGATTCTGTTCCCCCTCTAACTGTTACACCAGCTGCTCCACTTGTGTTTCCTACAACTAATTCTCTAGCAGAGCTTTCATAACTATCTGGATCAGTTATTCCTATTCCAATATTTTCATTAGATGAAATAGTCATAGCTGTGCTTGTAGCATTGTCATCTATACCAGTGGAAGTAAAATCCGTAATCGTGGCTCCTGATGCAATGTTAACGGTATCCCCACTCGCACCTAAGGTTAACGTGGTTCCTGATTGTGGTTCTATTGCATCGACTTCGAGTTTGCTCATTATTCAGTTTCCTTTGGGTTATCTGTTTTAATCTGTGCTATTCTAGCCTTCCAGCTATCTATACCATTATCGTAAATTTCTTCAAGCTGCTTGTCCCAGGGTCCGTAGAGCTGTTTTCGTGTTGCGATAATTTGTTGGTTGTTTTCATAAGTTTGTGCTTCGGATTCTAAGGCATCTAATTGTGCTTGAGTAGGTTGTGCAATATCTAAGTTCCATTCTTTTATGTATACACCTTGACCATTACTGTCGTCTTGCAACTTAACATCATTTAAAAAATCTACATCACTAACATTGTTAGCTTTGCAGTATTCTTTTATTTTTGTACTTAGTTGTGCCATAATTTATCCTATTAATTTGTATCCTAAAGCATGAGTGTCAAATCTTGTTGCTTGACCTTTTAAAAGAGGTGTTCCAGATGAAGTTGTAACTTTTCCATAAAACTCAATGTAATCACCTACTGATAAATCTAATGTAAGAGATCTTACAGAAACATTATAACTCATTGTATCATTAATAGATGTTCCAGTAAAACCTTGACTTGTTCCATTTTT